CGGTGCAGGCAACAAGCCTTGGCGCGTCTACGACGACCCATTCTTGCAGCGCCCTTACGATCCAGTCTTGGCCGGTCAAGACGGCCCACTCGAATACAACTGAGGAATCAACAACATGCCACAAATCAACCAACTCTCAAGCATCAGCCAAGTCTCTGGTGCAAACCAGATTCCGGTCTACGATCAGAACAATGGCGATGCTCGGAAAATGTCAGTCAGCGCATTGCTGCAATACTTCCAAGCTACATTCGCGGCCCCGACTGTGGCCACCAACCTGTTCACACCAGGCACTGGATTCAATGTGGCAGTTCCAACGCCAGTCAGCGAACAGCAATGGATGATCATCCAGCCTGCTGGCACGCTGGCCAGCGGCACGATCACTTTGCCACTGAACACTGGAACGCCTGATGGCACTGAAGTGTTGGTGACAACCACCCAGCAGATCACAGCTTTCACGCTGGCGCTCAATGGCGCATCCAATGCCTATGGTGCACCCAGCACACTCGCAGCGCAGGACTTCTTCCGCATGCGCTTTTATCAAGCCACAAATTCGTGGTATCGCATCGCTTAACTTTTAGGAGCCACCACCATGTTCATCCAGCCAAGCCTGACCCAAAACCAAGTCGATGTGATCCTGCCTGTTGGCCAGTACATCAGCATTGGAAACACCGGCAACGAAGCCACCACAGTTCTGTTGCAATCTGTTGCACCAAGTGCACAATATTGGAACTACTCCACCATTGGAACGCTGTTCAACACTGCGCAAACCTTTGGACCTTACACCGAAGACCGCACAATCCGCATTGACAACCGCAATGCGACTGTCGAGTACAGCATTGGCACACAGCCACAATTGCGCAGTTTCCCTGCTTTGGTGTTGGGCAACCTGACACCAGTCAGCCTGGTGCAACCTGCTGCAACATTCGTCACTTTGACCTATGACAACAACGCAGGCGATGTTCGTTTGAACAGTGCTGGCGCTCATGGCCTCACAGCAGCCGTGGCAGTTGGCGAGGATGTCTATGTCACTTGGACTGGCGGCACTGCTGACACAGGCTTTTACGAAGTAACAGCCTTGGATGTTGACACCACTGGCACTGCCGTGAGCATTGACCTGCCTTATATCAGCTCAACCGTGACGATCACCATTGCAGCGCCTGGCGTGGTCACATGGACTGGTCATGGCTTGTCTGCTAATGACACGATTCGCTTCACCACCACTGGCGCATTGCCAACTGGATTGGCAATTAACACCACTTACTACGTCAAAACCGTGTTGTCGGCCAACACCTTCACCGTCTCCACATCGGCAGGCGGTACAGCCATCACCACCACTGGCACACAGTCTGGTACACAGACAGCCTTGGTCTGGTATGGAACCGCAGTCGTTGCTGTGGCCAACACAGCGGTCACTCTGGCATCTGTCACAGTGCCAGGCTGGTCAATGGGCGTTGGTGGTGGCATGGAGATCGATGCGCTCTACAGCCTGACCAACAGCGCCTCGGCCAAGAACATCGGCATGACCTATGGAGGTGGCGTGCTCATGGCCGTCAGCGCGGCCAACAACGAAAGTGCCTGCGCTCAGAAGCTCATGTGCAACCGTGGCAGCTCGCAAGTCATCAGCAACGCAGCCAACCAGATCGGGCATGGCCTTTCCACTGGCGCAAACGTGGTGCTGAACGTGGACGCAACTCAAAACCAGACCTTTGCCTTCACAGCCCAACCAGCAACGGCCAACAACGTAGTCACGCTGGAAGCATTTAAACTGCATATCAACTTCTGATCATGGCAACCAAAGACTCAAGACTCGCTCGCGTTGGTGTGGAAGGCTACAACAAGCCAAAGCGCACACCATCGCACCCCACCAAAAGTCACGTTGTCGTGGCCAAGGCCGGTGACCAAGTGAAGACAATTCGCTTCGGTCAGCAGGGCGTTTCTGGGTCTCCAAAGAAGGAAGGCGAGTCAAAAGCAGACAAGACTCGTCGAGAATCATTCAAAGCCAGACACGCTGAGAACATTGCCAAAGGCAAGATGAGCGCAGCGTATTGGGCCAACAAGGTCAAGTGGTAAGTCATGCAAATACCAATCCTAAACGGCATCTACGCTGACAACACTCCAGAGCTGCGCACCAGTTATCCGGTCAACATGATGCCGGTGCCAAAGAATTCTGGAATCAGCAATGGATTCCTGCGACCAGGCGATGGCATTGTGGCCAATGGCACAGGCCCAGGCACTGATCGTGGTGGCATTGAGTGGAATGGTGTCTGCTACCGAGTTATGGGCACCAGTCTAGTGTCCGTGGCTAGCAATGGCGCTGTGACCGTTTTGGGTGACGTTGGTGGGCCAACCACCGAGCTGGTGACACTTGATTACAGCTTTGATCTTCTGGCCATTGCTTCTGGTGGCCGTCTGTACTACTGGAACCCAGTGGCATCCACACTCACGCAAGTGACTGATCCAGACCTTGGATTGGTACTGGATATGGTGTGGGTTGATGGTTACTTCATGACCACTGATGGTCAGTATTTGATCGTCACTGAACTGTCCAATCCATTATTGGTCAACCCACTAAAGTATGGAAGCTCAGAAGCCGATCCAGACCCTGTGGTGGCTTTGCTCAAACTTCGAAATGAGGTTTATGCTCTGAACCGACATACCATTGAAGTGTTTGACAACGTGGGAGGTGACCTTTTTCCATTCGCACGTATTGATGGCGCTCAAATTCAAAAAGGCGTGATTGGAACACAAGGATGCTGTGTCTTCATCCAATCCATTGCTTTTTTGGGCGGTGGCCGCAATGAAGCACCAGGCATCTACGTGGGAGCAGCAGCAACCACCCAGAAGGTGAGCACACAGGAGATTGACAATCTGCTTCTGCAATATACCGAGGCACAACTTGTCACAGTTAAACTCGAAGCACGAAACGATAAGAATCATCAGCACCTTTATGTGCATTTGCCAGACCGCACTATCGTCTACGATGCATCGGCATCTGAGGCACTTGGCGAGCAAGTCTGGTTCACATTGGCCAGCACAATAGTTAATTTTGCACAGTATCGTGCCCGCAATTTTGTTTGGGCATACGACAAGTGGCTGGTTGGCGATCCACAATCCAGCGCCATTGGCTACTTTGTGCAAGACACTGGCCACCATTGGGGTCAGCAAGTGCGCTGGGAATTCGGAACTCTCATTGCCTACAACGAGGGCAATGGCGCAATCTTCAACCGCCTAGAATTGGTCAGTCTGACAGGCAGCGTGGCCATTGGAACCAATCCACAGATCAGCACCAGCTACAGCGTAGATGGAAAGGGTTGGAGCCAAGACCGAAGTATTGCTGTTGGAACGACTGGAAACACCGTCAAGCGCTTGGCATGGTTTCAGCAAGGCCACATGCGCAACTGGCGCATCCAGCGCTTCCGCGGTGACAGTGATGCACACGTGTCATTTATTCGTCTTGAAGCCCAGATCGAGGCATTGGCGTACTGATGGCCACCGCACCAACATCCCGCAGACTCAATCTGACGCGAGATCAACTTGCGCAGTTTCTGACTGATCAGCAACAGATCAGACAGTTTGAATTGCTGTTTTCTACTGTTGACACACTTCAAGTGATTGTCGGAACAGACTTTGAGTATCAGGCAGACACGGCAGCGGCAACCGCAAATGAGGCACTGGCCCAGATCAGTGCGTTGGCGCAAGACACAGCAGTCGATGATGCTGTCCTAAATTCCAAAGTGCAGCAGGCCTTGGATGCTATTCCACGATTAGCACAAGCACTTGACTTGCTTGCACTGGCTCCTGTGCGCAACAATATCGAACTGGCGCACGATGTGAATGGCATCTTGCCTTATGCAAACCAAACCGCCTCAGTGCGATCTAATCAGGTGCTCACATGGCTTTCGATGTAATTACACCCACCAAGCTAGGCCAAGCGGCCATCACCACAGGCGTGACCACGCTGTACACCGTACCGGCCAGCACGCGCACGCTGCTCAAAGAATTAAGCATGGCCAACACTACGGCAGTGGCCATCAACGTGCGCGTGTTTTTGGTGCCATCCGCAGGCTCGGCAGGCACAAGCAATGCATTCCTATACGATGTGCCAGTGCCAGGCAATAACACTCTGCAATACAACGGCATTGAGGTGCTGAACGCAGGCGACACCATTCAAATTCAGGCAGCATCTGCTGGCCTCACAATCATCGCCAGCGGTGGCGAAGCCACATAAGGAGAATGAAATGACCGTATCAATCAAGGT